TCCCGGCCTATATCCGGCCTATATTTTGCCCCGGTTATCGTCCGGACGCCCCGACAAACGTCCTGTTCCGTGCCTAATCCACGCACTAGAACCGGGTGTGATCACCAGTTATAGCTCACTAGCAGTGAGTCCGATTCGGCCGCTCTCGCACCTCTCCCTGTTGCTTCGGCCTAGTTCCGGCCTATATCGTGATGGGCGTGGAATCCAAAAGCCGTCGCAGACCCAAGGGTACCGGATCTGTCCAGGAGCTCGCAGGCGGCAAGTGGCGTCTTCGGCTCTTCGTCGGCCTCGATCCGCTCACCCGATCACCGCGGCAGTTGTCAACAACTGTAGAGGCGAAGAACAAGACCGAGGCCCAGAAGCGCCTACGGGACTGGCAGAGAGAGGTTGCCGATCAGCCGGGCCTACTGGGGACCGCCGCCACGGTGCGGGTAGTCGTCGAGGAGTGGCTCCAGCACTCTGCGGCACGAGGCCGGTCCCCGAAGACGATCCACGAGGCTCGGCGGTCGGCCGAGACGGTGATCTTCCCCACGTTGGGTGATGTGAGGGTCGCAGAGCTCACCCCCCGTCACCTTGACGAGTGGTACCGCCAGCTGGTGACGGGCGAGGGCCGGAAGCGCCCCCTGGCCGCTACGAGCGTGCGCAGGCACCACGCCGTGCTGTCAGCGGCGCTGTCCCAGGCGGTGCGCTGGGGCTGGCTCGAGCGAAACCCGGCCGAGCGGGCCCAGCCACCCGACCTGCCCCAGCGTGCCCTGAGGGTCCCCACGGCCGACGAGGTCCGACTCCTGCTGTCGAGGGCCGCGGCCGGGGACGGCAGATGGGGGATGCTCCTCGCCCTGGCGGTTCTCACCGGGGCCAGACGTGGAGAGATCTGTGCCCTGAGGTGGTCCGACATCGACGCCGGAACGATCCGGTTCCGAAAGTCGCTCTATCGTGCCGGCGCGGTCCGTGGTGAGAAAGGGACCAAGGGCGGCAAGCAACGATGGGTGGTGGTCGCTCCCGTCGGGATCGCCCTCCTCGACCAGTGGCGAGAACGCTGCGTGGCGCGAGCTGAAGAGGCGGGAGTCGACCTGGTCGACGATGCCTTCGTGGTCTCGACCTTCCCGGACGGCAGTCGCCCCGTCAATCCCGACAGCCTGTCGTCGGCCGTTCACCGTATGTGCGAGGAGCTCGGGATGCCGGACGTCCACCTTCACTCGCTGCGCCACTTCGCCGCCACAGAGATGATCGGATCCGGAGTCGACCCTCGGAACGCGGCAGAACTCCTAGGCCACGCCGATCCGTCGCTGACCCTGGGTGTCTACGCGCACAGCACACCCGATCGACAACGCCAGGCGGCCGAGGTCCTAGGTCGGATCCTGATGCCGGGATCGGACTGAGCACCCACCATTCGCCATGAATAAGGTAAGGGCCGCCGGGGGGCCGAAGGGAGGGAAGTTCAGCAATGACCAATCCCGACAGCCCCAGTCGTCACCAGCGCATCCTCGCAAGATCGGCGCTGGTCCTGGTAGCAGGCCTCACTATCGCCGCCTGCACCTCCAAGACCACTCCAGCCGTCACGACCACGAGTCAACCTTCATCCCAAGCGACAGCAGCTCCTCCGGCCTCCGCGGCCAGCACCCCCACCACTTCGCCGGCGGCGGCCGACGTGTCGATCACCAGTTGCGCCCCGGACCCGAGCGACTCGACGCTCATCGACGTGACGGGCCAGATCGTGAACCACGACACCCAGACCGACGACTACAGCATCACCGTTACCCTGCTGAGCGGGTCGACCCGGGTGGGCGAGGCGGACGACGTCGAGAACAGCATCACGGCGAACCAGAAGTCGACATGGTCGGCAAGCGGGTCGGCGACGAACGCGACCGGCGCGGTCACCTGCCAGCTCGCCAGCGTCCAGCGCACTCCGTCGAACCCATAGACGCGAAAAAACCCCGGCCTTTCGGGCCGGGGCGATCGGAAACTTCGTTCGGTCTCAGACAGGCACGGTGATCAGGGTAACGGTCGAGGTCTTCAGGCCGGCGGCGGGGATGAAGGTGACCACGAGCAGATAGCTATGGCCCACCTCGAGCGCTGAGCCCTGGACCCTCTGGATTACCGAGTTGCCGGACACCACGGGCGCGTCCGCCAGGGCGATGGCAGTGCTCGGCAGGTCGGTGAGCGTCGACGTCGGCGTGGAGACCGCCTCGCCCGGCTGGAGGACCCCCGTCATGTCGATCTGCCAGTCCCAGATCTCGGTGGTCGCCTGGACGACCATCGGCGGGACCGTGGCCAGCTTGCCGTAGTTGGTCATGCGGGCTGTGCCTCCAGAACGGGGCGGGACTGGGCCAGGACGCCGGATGGTCGATCGAGGGCCGCCAGCTGCCCGTCGCGCTGCGCGGCAGAGACCCTGTCTCGAGGCGAGCCGGCCACAACGGCGGGACGGGACTGGGCCAGGAGAACGAAGGTGGGAACGCTGGCTATCGGGACGAAGACATTCGCCGCGTCGCTCAGGATCAGCGAGTCGGCACCGTGACCCGGCTGTGCACCGGTGCGCGCCGAGTCTCCCAGTATCAGGGTGTCCCTCAACGCTGCCTGTCTGAAGGCGGCCGTGGCGCTGTCGGTGAGAACGAGAGCGTTAGCGCTGCTCGAAGGCTGGCGGGTCACCTTCGCGGTGTCGACGATCGAAATGGCGTCCATCGTGTGTGCCGGTTGCGTGCTGGACCGAACGGTGTCGGCAAGTGTGACGGGATCCGTCGTGTGCCCCGGCTGGGCTGTGAGCCGAGCCGAGTCGGCGAGAGTGAGGGCGTCGACACTGCGGGCTGGCTGGCTCCCAAGTCGAGCGGCGTCGGCGAGCTCCAGCAGATCCATCGCGCGGGCCAGTTGCGCCGCGGTCCGGGCGCTGTCCGTCAGGGTCACTGCATCGGTAGCCTGTGCGGGCTGCAGGGCGACTCTGGCGGTATCCGTAAGGGTTGCGCTGTCCGTGGAATGGGCTGGCTGGGCCGTCGGACGCGCCGAGTCGGCGACAACGACGAAGTCGGTCGCACGGGCACCCTGCACTGTGGGACGGCCTGAGTCGGTTAGTACGAGAGCGTCCGTGGCGTGGGCCGGTTGGGTCGTCAAGCGGGCCGTGTCAGTGAGGACGAGGCTGTCGGTGCTCCGGGCCGGTTGCGATGTCAGCCTGGCAGTGTCGGCCACCAAGAGGCTGTCGGTAGCGTCCGCGGCTTGAGCGGTGGCGCGGGCGCTGTCGGAGATGACCAGGCTGCTCGTGCCGTGCCCCGGCTGGGCTGTGAGCCGAACCGAGTCGGACACGATGAGCGTGTCGGTGCAGCGGGCTGGTTGAGCCGTCAGGCGCGCCGAGTCGGTAAGAACCAGGGCGTCGGTGGCACGGGCGCCCTGCATCTTGACCCGAACCGTGTCGGACACAACCAGGCTGTCGGTGCTGTGAACCGGTTGAGCGGCGGCGCGGGCGCTGTCGGAGATGACCAGGGCATCGGTGACCGGGAAGACGTACGCCTCGTGCAGGTGCGCCGATACATTCGTCGGCGGAGCCGGGACGAACCGCCAGCCGGGCATCTCAGAGTGCTCCAGCTATTGCGAGGCGCTGGTCGGCAAAGCCGGGGACAAAAAGTCCGCTGTGACGCCGTCGGAGGGACTGGCGCTTAAACCAGTTGGGAACGACCAGTGGGACGAAGGACCGTGGTGAAGCAGTTGGAGTGAAGGACGGAGGGGCGGCCTTGAAGCTGGCGATCACCATAGACCCGTTATAGGCACCTGGGGCTCCCCCCGTGATGGTCGAGGTGTCGGAGTCGGCTGAGCTGTTACCCGTGGTGACGCCCCAGCAGAAGTCGTAGATCACGCCGCTCTCGGAGCTGGCGTTCGAGTAGCCGGTTGTGGTGTTGGCCGTGGCTCCGTTGTTCAGGCTGTCAGCCCCAGTGCCTGACGTGGAGAAAGTGTTGTAGAACATCGTGCAAACAGCAACTAGCTCGCCGGCTCCGGCGTCTGCGGCGGCGGCGGCGGCTGTGGAGCTCGTCTGGTTGCTGGTCACGAAGCTCGACTCCCCCACCTGATCGAGGGGGGACGAGGTCACGTTGCCAGCGAATTCCCCCACCTGAGCTATCCATTGGTTGTTTGTGGCCGCAGCGAAGCTGGGGGAGGCATCGCCGCCAGCAGCAATCTTGTAGAACAGCGTCGCGCCATTGTCGTGCTCAGCCAATGACCAGCCCGTGGGTGTTGACGGGTTTATTCCGTTGCTCCCTACCAGCCAGCAGAGAAGCAGATGGTTCACGGTGGGGGTCTGTCCATATGCTGGGGTGACTGTCGCGTCGACTGCCCCGACGGAGACAGCCCCAAGGGAGCCGACGAGGGAGTACGACACCTAGTCCTGGCTCAGGACACTCAGCCTGAGAACGCGGGCCACACGGCGGCCACCGCCGTGTCCACCGCTGCGTCGATCTCCGCGTCCGACAGTGGTCGGATAGCAGCGAGCACCGCTCCCATCTGCACAGCCACGGCTAGAGCGAACTGAGGCGTCCAGCCGTTCGGGCTCTGAATCACCTTGTTGGCGAACGCCAGCCGGTTGACGTGGTCCGCGGTCGTCGGGTCCTCAGCGGCGACGCCGAGGGCGTACTTTACCATCCCCGCCGAGACGGCAGCCTGGAAGGTCGACTCCTGTGCTGCGGCCACGTTGTCGGTGTAGCTCATGACACTCCTTCGATGGCGTTGGCGAGGGCCAGCTCGTAGGTGGCTCCGGTGAATTCCCGCTCTTCTTCGGTCTGTCCGTTGGCCTTAGTCCGAATCACCCAGCGCGCCGGCGTGTCGCCGGGGTCGGTGCATTGGACATGGGCGAGCTCCGTCTTGGTCCCGTTGTGGCGGCCGCCGAGCTTGTCGTACAGCTGCACCAATAGGTCGTTCGCGAGCTGCGACATTAGTTGCCACCCTCTTCGATCTGGATGTTGAGACAGCAGTTGGGGCTCACGCCCGAGGGAGTGATGAGGCGAATGCCCCAGCGGGATCCACCACCCTTGAGCTTGTACTCCCGCCCGTTGGGCAGAAGAGGCTGGGGGACCCCTCCCCCGATGGGCTGGATGAAGCCCGAGTGGATCGCAGCGACAGTCGTAGGCTCGGCGGAAAGAGCCGTCAGGGCGGTACAGGTGGCCGCTACGGGATCGGTGTCGTCCATCACGTCCAGGGTCGCGCTCGTGCCCGCGGGCGAGCCGAGAGTCGTGACCTTGTAGAGGTCGAATCGGATCGCCGTCAGCGCTGAGCCGGAGTCGAAGGAGATGTCGTCCCCGATGATCTTGGCATTGTTGGTGACGGGGTTGATCAGCACCATGGACTTGGTGGCCCCGGCCGAGAGGGCCACCGACCCAGTCGAGATCTCGAACCGAGACACCCTATGACGCCGTGATCGTGTCGGTCACCGTCGCCTGGTCACCGTTGGTCGTGACCGTGAAGCTCCCGGAGAACGACGTCTCGAGCATCATGTTGTCGGTGGTGTCGGACTTGACCGCCGAGGTGAAGGTGGCCATCGCGTAGAACGTGGTGGCCGAGGCCCCGGTGAAGGTGAATGTCGTCGAGACAGTGAATGCTGCCGAGCCGGCAGAGGCGCTCGTGTAGGTGAACGTCGCCTGCTTGCGGGCCATGCCGTTGGTCGTGGCCTCGCCCGAGAGGGTGGTGTCGGTGGTGGCCGGGGTGATGTTGGTCGTCGTGATGCCCATGTAAAGCCACGGCGGGCTCGCCCACACAATGAAGAATTCGAACCCGGCAACCGGCGTGGTCCCAAGGGCTCCCCCCGCGGTGTACCACTGGTCGACGGTGAGGACCCCCGCCGCGGTGTTGGAGATGATGTTCCCGTAGACGACGTCGCCGGTCGTCGTGTCCGCCACGTATACCGTTGCCTGGGCATAGGCGTTCGTGGTCATCGCGGTACCGGTGGTGAAGGTGGTCGCACCGGCGGCGGTGCCCTTGCCATTGAGGGGTGGCGTCGAGGCAGCGGCCGGGGAGCCGCCTCCCACCATGGCTTCGATCGAGTTGACGCCGACGTTCGTCAGCAGCGCGCTCAGGTCCGGAATGGTGCTCGGGACCCCGGGTGGAAGTGTCCGCATTCCCGCCCGGCGCCAGTGCGTCTCCTCGTAGAAGTCGGGACGGCCCTCGGGGATCTGGTGGAACTCGCTCAGGAACCGCTGGACCTCGGCGTCGTCGCTCCAAGCCCAGGAGAACCGCTTGCCGTCTACCAGGTTGGCTGCTAGCGACAACGGGCCGTAGGGATGCGATAGCTGGCTCAGCACCTCGCCACCTTCGTAGTTCGTGACACCGTCGTTGCTCATGACGGCGCCCGTCAGGTGCCTGCGCCAGTCCTCGGTATCCACGCCACGCTGGAAGCTGAGCGCATCCGGGATACGCATGTAGGTGATGACTGGGTGCTTGCCGGGGTCTATCTCGTCCCAGACGGCTTGTGCCTTCGGGGCCAGCTTAGGGACGGGGGTGCCGAGTTCTACCAGCATTGTGCGCTGCTCCTTATTCGCCGTGAATCAGGCGGTCGAGGATGAACATGTGGTTGATCTCCCAGTCGGGATCCCCGTGGATCCGCTGGACGAGTCGGATGGCCTTCGCGACCGTGTCCTCGCTGTGCGCGAACCCGACGTCGCCCGGCTCGGCACCGGCCAGATCGATCTCCTTCGCGCCCGAGGCCTCGAGGGCTCGCTTGGACTCGGCCGGGTCCACGGCATAGATATCAGGCCAGTCCCAGAGCCAGCCGCCGTAGCGAAGAGCCTCCGAGCCGAGCGCCGAGCAGATCCACGTGCCGGGCCTTCGGAATGGGACGTGGAACCAGGCGGGCGTGAGCTCGTCGACGCAGACCGAGACGATCGTGAGATACCCGTATTTGTTCCCCACCCGGCTCCTGGCGAAGGCAAGTGTCCGGTTCGGGTCCACCTGGGAAGGCGGCCGCAGGATCGTGAGCTGGCCTCCCGGGGCCACTCGATCGAGGGTGCGCGGCTCGTAGCCGGTGCCGTCAGGCCTGGTGCCGGTAACCCCGTGGGCCTCGGCCTGGATGACGGTCCACAGCGGGCTCACGGACCTCCCTCTGGCGAGATGCAGACCCTCGAGTGCACCTCGGCGGTGAGTGCCTCCACGGCTTTCGTCAGCACTGTGTTCTGCCTCAGGAGCTCGCGGGTGTCCTCGCTCACCTCGAGGTGGTGAAGCGCCTGCTCGGCTGCGACCTGGTCGGCCCGCTTTGCAGCGATGAGGAGGATCGCCGCCTGTAGCCCCGCCATCGTCGACAGCAGCAGGTTCAAAAGGATGTAAGGGTAGGGGTCGAAGGCGCGGTGGTGCAGGACGCGCGTGATGAGCTCGGTGTTGACGATCGCCCAGAGCACCATCGCGACCAGGAAGCTGATAACGAAGGGCCAGCTCCCCATCGAGTTGCGCATGTAGTCCGCCCACCGCTCCCCTCGGGTGAGCTGTGAACCGGTGCGCACCGCCGGATGGCGATGCCAGGGGGAGCTCACCCTGTGGTCGCCGCCGGTGCTGGCTGTGTAGGTCCGGTATAGGGCGTCCACTCGCCGCCCACCGGCGCGGGGCCCTGGCCGTTCCAGGTGAACAGTGGAGCGCTGGCCGGAGTCACCACATCCGCCTTGGGCCACACGGTCAGATCGACGGTCGTGGGATCGCCGGCGAAGGCGAACAGCACCTCGGGCGCCGGAGCCGACGGGGGCACGGCGGAAGGGTCAGGGAGGGCTTCCACGGGAGCAGCCGGGGTCGGGGTCGCCGTGACGGGAGCGGACTCGGGAACGGCTGCCGCAGCCTCGGCGGGTGGAGGCGCCTCGGCTGGCGCCTTCGGCGCCGGCACGTCGTCCACCGGTGCCGCTGAAGCCGGTGCAGGCTGGTTGCGGGCGATGGCCGCGTGGGCCCAGAAGGCGACCTCCTCGAGCTTCGTGAGCACGAGCGAGGCCTCGCGGCCCTGCGGGAGCGCTTCGACCAACTGGATAGCCGGGCCCTCGAGCAGTTGGCGGACCTTGCCGTGCATAGCGGCCACGGCATCGGAGGAAGGCGGCCAACGGAACCGCTTCGCGAGGTCGTCGAGGATCTCGGTCGGAAGGTCTGAACCCATGGATGTCTCCTTTTCGACGGTGCCCGACGAGGAGTCGGACTTGATGGACGGTCCTGCAGAGCTGAGGAGAACGTCGAGCTTTCGATGCAGCTCGGCGTTCGATGATTCGATGTGGGATTTGAGCTCGGCGGTAATGGCGGCGTTTTTGGCGAGGTGCTTGTGAATCCAGGCGTCGAAGCGCTTTCGAACCCGAGGCCACAGTAGGTAGCTGGCGAAGGCCGCGATGCCGCCGCAGATGATCCAGGCCGAGAAGTTGGGACCCCAATTGAAGGGCTGCCAGATCGCTGCGAACCAGTGCCGCAGCAGATCGAGGTAGTGGACGAAGAGGTGGTTGGGACCGGTCACGTTTGCTCTCCTGCTCGACGGCTCAAACCTGGTCCGAGGCCCTCCGGCGCTGGTAGGGCTTGAGCACCTCCTCGGGCACACCCAAGTGGGTGGCCACGTCGATGATCAGGTCGCGCGAGGTGGCGATCCGCTCGATCGTCTCTATCCGGCCGGCCTGGGAGTCGAGGAGGTCCTGTTGGTGGCTGTTCTGCTCCTGGAGTCGCTTGACCTGTGCCTTCAGGACCTCGATCTCGACCGAGGCTGCTGAGAGAGCCTGGTCCTGGGCGGTAGCGACCGTGAGCTTCCTCGTCCCCGCGATGGTGACGATGCTGGCGGTCAACAGGCTCAGGACGCCGAAGACGCCGAGAATGATCCCGCCAGCGGATCCCCACACAACGGTCGCGGTCGTCATCTACACATGACGTGGATCACGTAGTCGGCCCGGTTGCGATTACCCATGACCACCAAGTTGATGTCATGGAGGACGTCGTTCATTGCCCGCACCTGACATTTCTCGCGCCGTGTCGACACCTGTGTGTTGTGCCTCTGGCCTCCCTCGATGTTCCCGACGGCGATCGAGACGTAGACCAGTGCGCCGATCGTGATCGCGAGAGTGGCTGTGAGGGCGATCGACACCCGCCGCCACAGCTGGGAGTTGAACCTTTCGACAGCATCGGTCGCGGACTTCGTATCCGCGATGAGGCCGGTCGCGGTATCGCTCACCTCAGACCAGGCTCGGTTCCCAGGCGCCGAACTTGGCGGCTCCTGCCACGATCGAGAAGGCGAGAGACTGGCCGTTCGAGCGCTCGGCGGTGACCACGAGCTCGTTCGGAGAGATGGAGCCGACCGGGAAGGTCTCGACCTTCGGCTCGCCGGCGAAATCCCCGCAGGGAAGTCCTGCGTTCTCGGCGATGTCGAAGTACCCGAAGGTCTTGATGCAGAGATAGAGGTGCCCGTTCACGATCTGGGTGTAGCAATCCTCGCCGTTGAACTGTCGAGCCTTGGAAACTGCCATCGGTGGAACCTCCGGTGTGGTTAGTGGCGCGGGTTCGAAGAAGTCGTCGGCGAGCAGCGATTCGTCCCAGGGACCGTGGTCGATCCACTGCGTCCCGTCGCACTGCGGGCCGAGCTTGCAGGTAGTGGGTCCGCAGATGTGCGTGCCGGCGCCGTAGTGCGCCGACAGAAGCCGGTAGGAAGCTCGCTCGTGGCTGGCAGCGGTCTGCAGGGCCACGATGTTCGCCATCCGGGTGATCGAGGCGTATACCACCGGACGCCACTCGCCAGCGGCCAGGCGTTCGGCGACGTAGGTCACCGTGTCTGCGTCGGAAGCATCGCCGGGTTCGTCGTCGATGCCTTCGCCTCGGTTAGCCAGGAAAACTGTGAGCTCGAGGAGATGGGCCGAGCCGTGGGCGGCAGCGACGGCCTGGAAATCCGGCCAGTTGCCGTCGTCGTAGCCCGCGTACGCGTCGAAGCCGGTCGGCAGGTTGCCGGGCAGGATGGCATCGGCCATGCGGAGTGTCACAGGTCTGTCCTCCTAGATGGCGAACCGCATCAGGCCGTAGGCCCCCGAGGCGATCCACAGGTTGCCGTCGGGCCCATTGCATATCCCGTCGCTCGGAACGAGCTGCACAGGGAAGGGTGTGGCGGCCATGCCAGGGTCGGAGAAGCGCATCAGGTTGAACGGGCCGGTCGGGTCGCGCTGTGTCGCCCACAGGTTGCCGTCGGACCCGAGCGCGAGACCGCCGAGGGCCACGGACGAGGCGATGACGCTGATGGAGCCGGCCGTGGTGACCTTCGCGAAGTAACCGGTTGTCCCCCCGTCGAACACGGCCACCCACAGATACGTCCCGTCGCTCACGATCGACTGCCAGGTCGTGTTGCCGCGGTTGCCGACGATGCCGGACCAGCCGTTGTAAAGCGTCTGCACGCCAGCCGTGGTGACCGCCAAGATGGGCGTAGGCCCCGAGTTGGAGGTCACCCACAGCCTGCCGTCGGGCCCTGAGCAGACACTGCCCGGCTGGTAGTTGGCCCCGCCGGCGAGCCCGTACTCCGTGATGGTCAGGGTGGAGAGGTTCATCTGGGCGAGCTTCGGGTAGCCCGAGTAGACCTCGGTGAACCAGACATTGCTGTCCGGGCCCACGCAGATCCCGTAGGGGTAGGAGTTGCCGGAACCACCCGGACAGGCGTACTCGGTCATCACCCCGGCGGTCGTGGTTCGCACGATCCGGTACTCGTTCTGCTCGCACCACCAGAGGTTCCCGTCGGGGGCCGCCACGATGCCGCCCCCGCTGCCGGCGACGGCGCCAGAGCGCGGCGCGGCGTAGGAGGCCAGCACCGCGCCCGCTGTGCTGTATTTCACGACCGCATTGGCACCCGCGTCGAGTGTCCAGAGGTTCCCGTCGGGCCCCGAGCAGACCGAGATGATGTTGGAGGTCCCCGGTGTCGGGGGCTGGAAGGCGTAGCCTCCCCCGTTGCTCGGTGGCGCGCCCGGCAGCCCATGGTCGTGATCGCCCCGGGCGAAATGCGCCGTGTCCATCCCCACGTGTGCTGCTGCGCCGAAGGCATCTGGACCTGTGACCGTGGTCGCCGGCGCTGGCCCAGCTGTGGCCGGTTGGGCCGCGATCCAGTTCTCGATGCGCTTGAGTCGCTCCTGCGCGGCCTGGAGCGTGGTGAGCAGGTGACGGCCTGCAGTGGGGACGGTCTTCACAACGGAGGCAGGTAGGGAACGGAGGCCACTGGCGGCACGTTCAGCGTGATCGCGGTCGTAGCGACTCCTTCGTCGGGAACCGTCGTGTCCAGGCGCTGGACTCTCCAGACGATGTCCCAGCCGCCCGGAAAGCACAGGTCTCCCGCGGGCAGGTGGACCCGCAGGTCGTCGCCCGGGCTCAGCACGTCCGGGCCCATGAGCGCGGCATTCGTGGTGAGCACAGGGGCCACCACCGGGTAGCCCGCCGCTGCCAGGTAGGACTGCAGGAGCTGGATGAGGAAGTAGGGGCTCGTGTTGCCGGCGAGCCCGGCCTGGCTGACGACCTGCTCGAGCAGTGGCCAGGGCCCTCCTGAGGCTACGAAGCCACCCTCGGCCGACTGGCCCCCGAGGGCGAGCATGTACTCGAAGTTCCCCATCTGTGTCGCGTCCGCGGGGTACTCGAAGTCGACACAGACGTCACCGCCGACGTCGACCGTCTGGTACCAACCGCCCGAGCCGTAGATGTTGCCGGTGCGTGGATATTCGAAGTTGGCGCTCGCCGTGAGGGCATTGCCTATGCCGTAGGCCGGCTTCACCCGGTAGTCGAAGCCGCCCGCTTCGTACCCCTGCTGCGCGAGCGTCTGGACGATCGAATCGACGGTCTGCTGCTCGGTCTGTGGATAGCTGGCATTGACCCAGTAGGCCGAGGGACTCGGTGGCGACGCGTTAGCCACGATCGGCGGCGAGTAGATGTTGAACGCGGGATAGTTGACCTGCAGGGCGTCGTGGGTCACCTGGTAAGCGATCGCCTGCGGGTCCGTCAGCGTCGTGGCCCAGGTGGTCGTGTAGTCCGCTGCTTGAACCCGGGCCGCGAAGTAGCTCCAGAACTCCGAACCACCGATGGCGACGGAGCGAGAGGACCGGGTGTAGTCCTTCGTCCAGACGATGCCGCCCCATGCGATCGCCCCGTCGAGGTCGACGACGAGCGCCGTACGCGCGGGGATGATGTAGGGACTGATCCCCGCGTTGGCCGGCTCCGAGAGGTCGATCGTCCCCTGGAACTGGCCAGCGGCGTTGAGCTCCGAGGAGAACGACACTCCGGTCATCCACGGCACGTCGCCGATGTAGGCGAAGTCCGCCAGCCGGTAGAGCCGGTAGCGGAGGCTGGCCGCGAGGCTCATGTCGCAGACGTGTAAGCGGCCGTGGCGTAGGTGATGCTGCAGCCGGATCCGGCAGGCTGTGCCCCATCGGTCGAGCTGAACCCGATGTTGTTCACGCCGGGCAGCAGCCACCACCACAGCGAGCTTGCGAGCACGTCCTGCGGCGCCGCCACACCGTTCACCGTGAGCAGGTGGGTCCTCATGTCGACAACGAGCGTCTGGCCGGCGCCTAGCGTCGCGAAGTTCATGTCTGGGGCGCCGGGAACAGTGTTGTTGATGACGCTCGGCAGGGTGAGCGGCCCGGTTAGCGTGATGATCGGGTACTGGACGAAATCGCCGTTGCTCGTGAGGTTCGCGGACCCGAACCACGGGATGGCCGTGGCAGTGGTCGCCTCGTAGAGAGCGGGGTCAGTCGAATGCAGCAGCAGCGAGACCTTCACCAGGCCCCCGAGCACGTACCGCACGTCGATCGGCGAGCTCCGCTTGCGCACACGGGCGGTGCCGCCGACCGGGTGGGGCAGCACCGGTGTCTGGAACCAGAAGGTGTACTCGGTCGCGACAGTCTGGGGAGCCGTGGCGCTCTTCAGGGCCGGGAGAGCCGACAGGGGAGCGACGTCGAGCTCGACGGTGATGTCCCGGCCGCCCATGAAGTCCTGTCCCATGAGCTCGCCGACGGCCAGGGGTCGCGGCAGATCCGCCGTCCTTATCGGCGGGAGATCGAGCCCCTCGAGGCCCTGGATCTCGTAGTCCGTCCCCTGGCCGCACACGAGGCCGTTGAACTCGAATTGCCACGGGGCGGACGTGCCGGAGGCGCCGGCGGGATAGCCCACCTCAGATCCTCATCGCCCAACCGACCTCGCTCGCGATCTCGCTCGGGTTGGCGTTGGTCTGCACGTGGACATTGATCTCTTGCTTCAGGGCCTGGGTGGCCTTCTGCTCCTCAGCCGTGAATTGCTTCGTCGCCGCAGCCATCTCGGAGACGGTCTGCCTCAGGAGGCTGAGCGATACGGCTGTGTCCTTCACGCTGACGACGAGCAGCGCCTGGGCCCGCTGGTCCGCGAGGTTCGAGGACGTCGCAGAGGAACCCGAGCTCGCGCTATTGGGTGACGTCGCCGTTGCCTGGGAGACCCGCTTAACCGCGCTCTGCATGGCACTGTGGGCTTTGTCTGAGCGGTCCGAGATCCCCTTGGCGAGGCCGTCCATGAGATTGCCGCCGACGTCGGCCATCACGCGGCTCGGGGAGAAAATGCCGAAGAAGCTCGTGATCCCGTGCAGGATCGACTTGCCGATGCTCTTCATGATCGAGCCGATCTTGCCGATGCCCTTCTCCATCCCGTGGAGGAGCCCCTCGAGGATCTTCTCGCCGGCGTCGACGAGCATTTGGGCGACGTCGCCCAGGGCGTGCAGGATCCTGCCCGGGATGGAGGTGAAGAAGGACTCGATCGTGTGCCAGTGCTTGATCACCTGCGGGAGGATGAGCGACATCCCGAGAGTGAATGGGGCGAGCACGACCTCCAGGACCAGGGGCCCCCACTTCTTCACGAAGCCCCAGAAGTCATCGAAGACACGCTGTACCTTGTGCCATACGGTCTTCGCGACCGACTCGACCTGCTTCCAGTGGGTGACGAGGAGCAGCCCGATGGCGACGATGGCCATGATCGCAATGCCGATCGGCCCGAAGGCCATCGACGAGGCGGCCCCGGTCGCCTCCGAGCTCGCAGCGAACTCTGCCTCTGCTGCCTCGACCTCGCCGAAGCTGAGCTGTATCGCGTCGCCGGCCTCGGTCTGGGCGGCTGCCGCCGCTGACGCGGCCTCGCTCGAGGCTGCGAAATTGGGGATCGTGTCGAGGAGCTTCGAGCCCAGTTTGCCGACAGCCCCCACGGCCTTCGAGATCGAGCCGACGAACTTGACCGTCATATTCACGGCGAATGCGGCGACCGCGATGGCGAGCACGCCGCCGATCACGCCGGCGAGGACCTTGGCGACGTCCTTGTGCTTCTCGAGCCAGCCGATGGACTTGGAGACCGTCGAGATGGCCATCTGGATCTTCGGCGTGAGGAACTCGCCGAACTGCGTGCCGAGGTTGTGGACCTCGGCCCGGGCGGTCTGCATCTCGCCTGGGAGGGTCTTGCCGTAGGCGACAGCCGCCCCTTCGGTCTTCTTCTTGAGCTCCGCGAGGATGTCCCCGCTCGCCTGCTGGTCTCGCCTCAGGTGGTCGCTCGCGACCGACACCGAGTTCTGGGCGGTGGCGAGCGCCTGTTGGGCCGCGACGCCTTTCAGGGACCCGTCGGCGATCTTCTGCTGGGTTTGTTCGAGGTGGAGCTGGGCCGTCGCGAGCGCCTGGCTCGCGGTGTGCATCGAGGACAACTTGGCGGAGCCGATGTCGAGGTTCAGGCCGAGGCTCGTGAGGGCCCGGGTGCTGCCGGCAAAGGTCTTCGCGAGGATCCCCGAGGCTTCCGCCAGCGAGATGTGCTTCATGCGCGCCAGGTCGGCCGCGAGCCCGAGATCGGCGATCGCCTTCTTCGGCGACCCCGTCGCCGTCGTGAGCGTGGTTAGCGCTGTGGCCGTGTCGGTCGAGTTGAACCCGAGCTTCGCCATCGAAGCGAAGCTGGCGTCGATCTGGGGCTTCAGTGACCGCAGGTTCCCGCCGTTGTTCTTGATGGCGGTGTCCATCGAGGCGGCCGCCGTGTCGTAGGCGTCGGCCATCTTGAGGGCCTCTGAGCCCACCGCGACCGTCCCCGCAGCGAGGCCGAGGAGCGCGGTGCCGCCGAAGCTCGAGAGCCGCTGGAAGGCGCTCCGTCCCTTGCCCTCGGTCTCATCGAACTTGGAGCCGACAGAGGTGAGGGCCCCGGCGAAGGGGATGCCGAGGTTCGAGGCGGTGTTGCCGAGGTTCGTGAAGAGGCCGCCGAGGCGGGAGGTGTTCTTCTCGATCTTGCCGGTCGCGTCTTCGGAGACGAGGGCCGAGTCGTTGAAGGACTTTACGAGGCTCTGGTTGTCACCGAGGAGGATGGCACGAAGGGTGCGCGATGCCACTGTCCAGTCCTCCTCACTCGCGGTAAGCAGTGACGGCAACCTCGATCGCGTCGTCGATGCTGCGAAGCGCCATCTCTGCGGCCACAGCGCCCTTCTTGTCCATCGCCGGGGCGAGGAACGGGTACATGCGCTGTGCCACCCAGGCCTCACGGTCGCCGAAGATCGGATGCCGAAAGGTCCTGCCGCCTCGCTGTCCCCTGTTGCCGGCCTCGAGTAGTCCTGCCTCCGGGGCCTGAGCGCCGCCGGCGATCACCACGACTGAGGCACCGCGCGTGCGAACCTTGATCGAGGAGGCGATGCGGTCGGTGCGGTTCTTGCCCGGGATGGCCGCGGCATTGCGGCGCGCCTCCGCGCCCATGAGCTCGCCGGCCGCCCTCAGGTTCCGGCGCAGTGATCTCGAGTTCTCGGCCGAGGCCTTGCGCAGAGCCTTGGCGAAGTCCCTGAACTCACGCGTGTCGACGGAGATACCGCCCGTCGAGAGGGTCGTGGGCTTCGCCATCGCTCTCCCTCAGTCCGGTGCCGGTGCCTTCTGCGCCTTTAAGTACTCGTCCACCCCCGCGCAGTAGTGCAGGAAGTCGCGCCACGAGCAGGCATCGACCTCTGCAGCGCTCAGGTGGCAGATGTGGGCGAGGGCGAAGAGGTACTGGTCTCGGAGCTCGTCGACGTCGGTGTCGAGCCGGGGGAAGCGGCGCCGTTGCCGCTCGTAGGGTCCATCCCGTCCGAGCCCTCTTCGGACTTGGACTCTTCTTCCTCGAGGGCCGCGGTGACGCCGTCCATGTAGGCCAGGTAGAACTTGCCGGCTGCGAAGTTGGGCATGTTCTTCGGATCACCCGTCTTGCCATTCACGATCCGCATCACCCAGAGCAGCCCCACGAGGGCGTCAGCGTCGCCCTGCGCCCCGAGCTGCATGAGAGTGATGTACTTGCCGTAGTCGGGCCCGAAGGCCGCCTTCAGCACCCGCAGGCGCTGGACGGTTATGTCGGTGTCAGGGTCGAACGAGTAGGACTCGTCCTCCCACTGGACGTTCATCTGCATCAGAGGGCGGTGTCGCCGGAGATCCAGGTGCCCGTGAGCGGGTTGTCGCCGGCGACGTCGAGGTCGACCTTGAACGGGAAGGTGCCGGTTACGACCTGGGGGCCGCTCAGATCCGGCGTCTCGCCGGTGAGCAGGATCGAGGGCGTGGCGAACTTGATCTCGTTTGCGTGGCCCGAGGCGCCGATCTGGGGGCCCACGAAGTCCATGATGGCGCTGAACCACGTGCCGGCGTTGAAGACGTCGGCGAAGGCCGCCTTCACCGTCGGATTCACGAGGTCCACGTCGAACGAGCCCGTGATCTCGACCACGCCGTCGGTGATCGGCTCGTCCTTCACCGTGTCGCCCAGGTAGATCCGCGACGTCGCGAGCTTGCGACTGATCTTGAGCTTCCACTTCTTCACCCCGTCGACGGCCACCTCCCCGCCGATCGCGCCCACTTTGAGGGTCGCCTCGCCTCCGTGGAAGGAGTACTGCCCGGGCGAGCCAGTGAAGACGTCGACGGCCTCGGTCTCGACCACGTCCTGGGCGTCGACGGTGAGGGTCACCATGAGGATCCCGTTGCGCTCGGCGGTGAACTCGACGTCCACGAACTTGCAGCCGAGCGCGGTGTAGGGATGGAGGTTGCCCGCGGTGTCTGGGACGACTTCCTGGATCGAGAGACTCAGGCCGTCTGTGGACCCGAAGGGACAGGTGAGGGTGTACGCGGCCGTCGCGCCGATCTGGACCGGCACTGCCGTCGCGCCGAAGATGCTGTTGAGAAGCAGTCCCATGTTCGTCGTGAGGAACTCCATCTCGATCGGCCCCTGGCCGTCGAAATAGGTGTTCACGTGGCGGGCAACGGGGTCGACGAAACGACCCGCCGCTAGACCGGTCCCCTGGATGTAGTGGGGCTTGCGCGCGATCTTGGCGCTGTGCACCTCGGGATAGCGCGTGGCCGCCCCGTAGGTGCCGTAACTGCCCTCGGCGCCGACGCCGATGAAGCCCGCAAGACCTGAGCCGATAGGCATTTGCCGCTACTCCTTCTCGGCCGGCTGAGCCGGGCCGGTTTGTGGAGATCCGGAGGACTGCTCCCCGGAGGCCCCCACTGCAGCGAGATCCGCTTCGGCCTTGCGAGCCTCTTCCTCGGCCTGAGCGGCCTTGGCGGCTGCAGCGGCGACGGATCCCTCTGCTGGCGGGGTCGCGGACCACAGTGGGGACTTGCCCGCGGCGGTGTAGGCCTCGACCTTGTCGTCCGCCACCTCTTGCGAGGCCCCGGGCTGCACGACAACGGCACCGGCGTCAGGATCGGGGTTCAGGCTCAGGGGTTGCCCCGAGATGTTGTGGATCGTTCCCAAGATGGCGCCTCCTGTTAGATGCGCGCGGTGACTTCGATCACGAAGTCGATCTGGTAGTCGGTGCCGTCGGGCGATGGAAAGCCCTTGCCCCGCTTCGGCCTGAACCCGATGTCCGAGATCTGTGCCGTCTGCCCGGGGAAGGCGGCAGCGACGGCCTCCGAGAGCGTCGGATAGGTCCCGTCGTTCGGGCCCACAAGCCCACGGAGCGTGGTCTCGACAGCCGCCATCACGTCCCAGGCAGTCTCGAGGGACTCCTGTGCGCTCATAGCCGGAGAACGGGCCTGCACGAACCCGTCGAGCTCGTAGGTCTCCTCGCGGCGCTGGCCGCCGATGCCGATCCACTCCTCGTTCGTGTATTCGACGTCGCCGGTGAGGACGAGGTTCGAACGCTCGGCATCGCGTCCGTTGTCCCCGTAGAGGACCTGGACGTCGCCCAGGGCCTCGGTGAACATCTCGAAGAGGGTGGAGAGCACGATAGGGACGGTGGAGGTGGCCATCAGCGCCTACCGCCGTGCCAGACGCTGAACCAGCTGGGATCGGTGTCGTACAGGCGCGAGGCCGGGATCGGATCCTGGTCGTCGTACTCGCGAGTGGAGTAGCGGTCGTAGGCCGCGTCCACCTCGGGGATCCCGGTCTTGAACGCCGCCGGCATGTCGAGGCGATAGGTCTGCCCGCCCTCCGTCGTGAAGGACGTGGCCCGGTCGAAGACGACGCCGCGCGGACGCTGCAGGACGGTGCGCAGCCGGATGAGCGCTGCGTCGGCGAGCTCGGCCGGCGGCATGTCCCAGCCGCACTCGTACTCGATGGCGACGTTGCGGCGTCCTTCGTCCCAGACACCACCGTCGTTGCGCTGGATCTGGAAGTCGTCGTCGATGACGATCGCCGAGATCTGGCCGGCGGTGAAAACGAGAACCGAGCCCGTCGAGCCCACGGCCGACCCGATGGTCCCAGCTGGCCCGGGGTTGTCATTTGTGGACACCACGACCTGGTTGCCGGCCGGGACCGAGGCGACCACCCAGGAGCCGTTGTAGGCGTAGGGGTTGAACCCCGACAGGATGATGTTGCCACCTGGGGCCAGCGAGTGGTTCGAGGCGAACGTGACCGTGAAGGCGAGCGCTGTCGAGGTGATCGAGGTGACAGGGGGCAGGTAGACGAATGCGCCCCCGGTCGTGTCAGCGGTGATGATGATGGCCGAGCGGATGTCGCGGATCTTCGAGTCCGGGAGGAAGATCTCAGGCTCGGCGGTCCCGTCCAGGAGCACGCGCCGGTAGCGCGGCACGAAGGCAACGTCGCAGATGAACTCGCACTCGTCCTCGACGGCGTAGCGCGCGGCGAGGACGGCGGAGTCGGGGAACTTGCCCGTGTCCGCCAGCACAGCGTCCGAGGCACGGGCATCGGCAACGGAGAAGAAGAACCCCCCGCAGACTTCGTGGTCCGAGCTCTGCACCGAGCCGTTGCCGGCGTCGGTCCATGTCGCCGTCCACAGGTCGAGCTTGGACGCCTGGGCGGCGGTGACGGCTACGGTCACGACACCGATTCCGGAGCCTGCCACGGTCGCTGTCCCGGGAGGCAGGATCACCTGGCCCGACGCGGACTGCACCCCGACCATGACGGCCCCCGAAGGTGCTACCGGGTTCCCGTTCGTGTCGAGGAGAGTGGCCGTGAGGACCCCGGGCTTGCCGACGAGGAGGCGCTGGACGGTCGAGGCCATGGCTCAGCCGACGTAGGCCGAGCCCTCGACCACCCCGGAGACGTACTCCACCCACAGACCGTCGAAGACCATGAGGTCCAGGCCGATCTTGTTCTCGAAGCACCCCACGGTCCCGGGCGCGGTCAGGTCGGCAACCGCCAGGATCGTCCCCGATGCGCTGTCGTCGTTGTCCCAGAACCGCACCACCGCGGCGCCCCCGACCGAGTGAACGGTGAAGCCGTGGAACACGGCGCCGGGGACGGTGACGTTGACGAGGAGCCCAGAGGCCGCCGGCAGCTTGACCGCGGTGTGGGCAGCCTTCATCAGCTGAACTGGTAGGTGACTTCGACGATGCCGGCCGGCAGCACGAGGCCTGCGCCGGTGTGCACACGCTGGACCGTGATGACGTGGCCACCGGCGATCACGAGGTTCGCCGGCGTCGGGTCGAGCGTCATGACCTCGGCCACGAAGGCGACGGAGTCACCCGCCGCGTAGGAGCGCGTGGCGAGGAGCTCGGCACCCGAGGCGTCGGCCTTGCGGTCACGCACGGCGAGGGTCGTGTAGGCCGCAGCGTTGTGCGCCACCGCGGCCGACGGGATCCAGGTCGCCTTCGTGATCGTCACGAGCGCCTCGGTGTCGGACGGCGTGACGAAACCCGACCATTCGTCGTCGGCCGCCGCGCCGGTCATGGCCGACGGGATGCAGATCCGGACCGTGTGACCGCCGGGTACGTCGATGTCTCCGGGCATTGAGCCCTCCTTCTTGGGGTTTGGGTGAAGCGGGGAACGGACAGGCCCCCAGGCGTGAACCCGGGGGCCGAGGACGAAGGATCAGCTGTTGCCTCGGTACAGGCTCCGGAAGTCCACGGCCGTGCCGCCGTAGATGTGCCGGATCTTGTAGGTGAGCTTGTCCGCCGTGAACACCGACCCCACAGTCGGGTCGTTCTGCACGAACAGCTCGGGGTCGACCTGGCCGTTGTAGAACCCGAGCTCGATCGTCGGGATCATGTTCGGGTCAGCGACGATGAACCAGGCCGTCTGCGAGGTGGCTGTCCAGTAATCGACGACGACCGCTGTCATCCCCTGGTGCAGGTTGGGGACGTTCCCAGCCGCAGCTCCGTCCGGAGCGGCCACCGGCAGCACGACCGAGGACTCGGTGAGCTCGAAAGCGAGCTGCTCGAGGCTCGAGTTCACGACCAGGAGCTTCGGCACGATGGACAGGATGTCCTTCGTGTCCCCGTAGGCCGTCTGCTGGCGCATCGCGGCGCGGGCAGCCGACAGGTTCCCGTTCGACAACACCGTCGCCGCGGTGTTGTTGTGCCCCGCCACGAAGAGCGCCGTCCCGTCCGGGGTGTAGATCGGGTTCGTGATGAACCAGTCCCAGACGAAGCGGTAGAGCGTCTGCGCGGCCGCGAGGCCGAGCAGGGTCGGGATCCGCTGCACCGCACGGATGTCGTCGTTGGCGATGGTCTCGAGGGTCAGGTCTTCCGTGCCACCCCGCTTGCTGATGGCGTAGGTCGCCTCCTCGTTCCCCGGCGTCGTGAGCGGCTGGTAGGGAGCGCCCTGGTTCACTCCAGGGAGCGTTCCGTAGCCGCCCAGACGCTCGATGCGCTGCGTACGGAAGTCGACGATCGGCACGATCGAGGACACGACGCTTCGCCAGGTCTGGAGGTTCGGCTGCTGGTACATGGCCACCATCCGGCGGGTGATCGAGTCACCGAGGATGAGGTTCCACGTCCCGGACTGCGCCGACTCCGTGAGGCGCCGGGCCTTGGCCGAGTCGTAGTCACGCGCGCCGATCGACTCGCGCATCACCATCTCGGCGAGCTCGGCGCGACCCATACCGGCAGGGTTCGTCCCGGTGATGTCGCAGAAGGCGTGGGTGAGCGTGCGATAGCCCTCGAGCTGGCGGTGGGGATCGAAGAGGGCGTCGAGCGCGCCGATCTTCTTGTCGCGCTCTTCCTTCGTCACCCTCGAGATCTCGGTCGGCGCCCGGCCACCGCCGTCCACGAGCTGCTCACGCTCGAGCTCCCGGCGCATTTCGCCGTAGACCTGGATGTGAGAGGTCAGCTGCTTCTCGGTGAACCTCTCCGGGAGGCGCTTGGTGATCGACTCGACGAACCGGTCCTCGAGCCCGACGCCGGAGACGGCCTCACGGATGAGCACACGTCCCATCATGGAGTCGCGCGCCACGACGGACTCCGTCGCGGCCCCGACGCCGGCAGTCTCGGTCTCGGTCTCACCCGTCTCTGAGCCGGTTCCGGTCTCGGTCTCTGTGCCCGTTTCCGTCTCGGTTCCACCTGTACCCGTGGGACTGTCCAGAAGCCGGGTCATGTCGGCCTCGTCCAGGCCGTACTCCTCGAGGACGGACTTGTGCTCTTGGAGCAACTCAGTCCGCTTCTCGGCGGTCGCGCCACGGAGCAGTTCGAGAAGCTCCTTGAGGGTCATCTCTGTCTCCTTTTCATCGG